TTAATGACATACTTTTTATTTTTTTATCTTGATAATATGATGGTTGCTTTTTTTGATTATAATTTGGCAAAACAGGGTCAACCCAATATTCTGTACCTCCATCTTTTACAACTGCAAAAACATGTTGAGGAGTTTTATTAAATGCATCATATGATGCAAACCTGTACATTAATTGGTATGAATCACCATTTTTTCTTCGTAATGAATCTAAAACCCCGTTAATAAATAATGCAAGTGATTTACAATCACCAACACCAGTGCTTAAAAATGAAGCAGGTGATTTTAGCATTTGCCTATTTTCTGATTCCACTCTATAAATAATATTCTTTTTTAAAAAATTAAATATATTTTGAGCAGTTTCATTTATATCATGTCCTTCAAAGTATTGTGAAATTTTATCATAGTCTTTTGCATACTTATCATGAGTGTATAAAATACCATTAATGATATCCTTTACATCTTGATTTTGAACAACAACATTTTGTTGGTTCAAAAATGGAGGCAATTTACTTATAATTAAATCTTTACTTATCATGTGTTATATTGAAAATTTAAAGGCAATGTAATATTGTCAATTACCATAGTACCATTAAAATCAAAATTTATTCCTTGCGTTTTCAATTTAGTTAAAACATTAAATATTCCTTCAAAGTCTAACAAAATTGGAAAATCAAAAATGGTTGAACCTGTTTTTATAGTTGTTTGATTTATTCCTTTTACATCACCAACAAAAACTCCATCACATTTTAAACTACCTTTTATATTTTGCAATTCTGCAGTTGCATCCGTTGGATTCAAAATTTCAACTCTTAATGTTAGTACAGGATTCAATAAACTTAATGTACTAAAATCAAAACCCCATATATTCACACTAAACCTTTTGGCTATATTTAATTTTTTATAGCCAATGAACAATATAATTGATAATGGAATTAGCCATACTTTTTTGCCCATATTTCAAAGTTCGGTAATAAACGGCAATATTCCCAAAAATAAATTTAGTCCAACTTGGATGGCACTTGGATGCCTTTTTTAGCCATTTTACCCCCGTAAATGTTAAATTTTGCCAATTGTGGAAAAAATTAAAGTCATATTTGTCTTATTTTCGTAGAAAAAATTTATTTTTACACCCCTGTAGGGGGTTAAAAATAAATTCAGAATTGACTATAAACCTCCGTTTTATCTAACATTTTTCACCTTTATTTTAATAAAAACCATAGTTTTTTAGGTTATATAACAAATTTTACTAAATTTGAATATTACTAACATTTAAAATTATAGTTATGGCACAATCCCATCTCGAGTATCATGTACTTCTGGACTTGCAACGCATCCAACAAAAACTTACAAGGTTGGAGCAATTACAACAACTTAAAAATTGGCAAAACATTAGATTAATGTTTGAAGCAAAAAATGGTTTCAAACATGATTTTATTATTTTAGACCAATACACATTTCCTTACCTGTTGGAGAATGAAATTAAAAATCTTATTGAAGATTCAATTGAGCAATGTAACAGGGATATTGAATCATTAAAATTCACATTAAAAAATTTGTAAAATGAAAATTCTAACACGCAACTATTTAAAAAAACGAGCAACTAACATTTTCACATTTGGTTATCCAATGAAAAAAACTGATTACGACCAATTCAATGTACAGGGAGGTTCAGAATATATGGTAACAAATAGCAATCATGTATTTCAAGTATTGCCATCCACATATGCAAAGGATAAGTTTATATACATAGGATTTTTTTACAATGGGGTATTTATTTCAACTGATAGAAAAGCAGGTGAAAATTATATAAAAATTAAAATTTATTAATCATGGAAATTAAAATTAAAGCAATTAGCAAATTGCATCAATCAAAGGTTAACAAGGCAGTTGAATGGATTATAAAATATAATGCATTGAATGATTTGAGAAACCTTGCGTATGATATGGATGATGAAAAACTTGTAAGGCAATATGATAGAAAATGCGAAAATGCATTTGATAAGTATTTGACTATAGTTATGGAATTACCAAAAAGAGAACGAAAACAAATTGAAAAATCTATTTATTATTAATCAAAAATAAAACTATGAAACAAACAGAACACAAAATGAAAATGAATCTTGAACAATTTGAAAAATGGCAATGTGAACTTGACATTTTAAATTCAGTAATTGATGATTTAGATTCCGTTTTCAAAAATCAAAGTCATGATGTGCATTTGATGATATTTGAAATTGGAAAAATACATTCTCATTTGCAAACAAGTTGGGCTGATATGAATTTAATTTATGATGATGTTTTTGAACAAAATACTTTTGAACATGAATAAATTAAAATTAACCCAACCTGCATTCCCATCCATGCCATTGCAGGATTCATTAGGCAGAATGATAATACCCAACGCAGGACTTTCGAGGTTGGAGTATTTTTCTCTTAAAATGTTAGAAATTTTTTGTAATGATGAAGATGACAATAACATATCATATCATGAATTTAATAATGAAAATGGAGAGGAAGTAAAACATGCAAAAATGAATTATGCTATAAATTACGCAATAACTTTTTTAGAAAAAATTGATAAAAAAACAAATGAAATTAACGATGAAAAAACAAACACCACCTCCATCATCCAATAATGGAATTGAAGCAATAATTATTTTGATTATTGCTTTTATAATTTGTGCTTTACTTCAAAATATCTAAATGGAAACAAATACTAACATTCAAAATTCCATTGATGAGTTATTGATATTAAGACAATACAATCCACTTTATCAACCAAAGGAGGAAAACGTAATTCTAAAAATTGGTAATAAAGTGGTTGGGTCCACGATGGCATATATAATTTTTGGGGGATTGCCAAAGGCAGGAAAATCAAGTTACCTCAATTCATGCATTGCCTCCGCATTCACACCTCATGATATATTTACAATGAAAATCAATCTTCCTGCAGACCGCAGGAAGATTTGTTTGTTTGATACTGAAAGTAGTGATTATGATTACTATAAACGCATTGAGCAAATAAAGGATTTTGCAGGATTAAGTATATTGCCTCCTAACTTTGATTCATTTCAAGTTAGGGAGGATTCCTCAATCATTATAAGGCAAATGGTTGACAGGTACCTTATACTTAATAAAGATTGCTCCGTTTTAGTTTTGGATGGAATGTTGGACTTAATAAACAACTACAATAATGAGGATGAAGCATCGAACCTTACTAAATGGTTGAAAAAAATTACCAAAGTTTATGACTTACTTATTATTTCAGTTTTGCATTTTAATAAATCAAACGACCATACCACAGGAGTAATTGGGTCCCATTCTGATAGGTTTGCACAATCCACACTGGAAATTAGAAAAGACAAGGAAACAAATACCTACGTTATGCAAAGTAGGTTCATGAGGAGTGATGCAGACTTCGAACCAATATCATTAATGAATTTTAATGGCAGGATGCAACAAGTTGCAAATGATTCCGTAAAAGCAAAATCAAGGAAGGCATCTGATTTAGATATCATGGAATCAAAAAGACTTTGCAATCAAATTGTAACTATTCCAATGCTTTATAGTGATGTTGTGGATGAAATTAAGGAACGAACTGCAGAATCAAATACTTATGCCAAACAACTTATGAAAATTTGGATAAGCAAAGGCATGATTGTAAAAGACATGAATAATAAATATAAAATTATCTAACATTTTTAACTTTTAATTTATGACATTTATAAGAAGATTTTATCTCATTTTTATTTTATTTCCTGTGGCAATTACTTATGCAGTAATTACAATGTTATGGGTATTATTAACTCATTTATTTGAAATATCAATTTTAAAACCAAAAAATAAATAGTATGAAATATATTATAGCTATTATAATTTGGGAAATTTTAAAATCATTATTTTATAAACTTATAAACAAATAATATGCAGGATGAAATTTTAAACCTTGATTATCATTATGAAAAAATGTTAATTAAGGCATTAAATAAAGGAAGCACAATAAAAGATGCCTCCAAATTATTGGGAATAACTGAACGAACTACTTACACATGGATGAAAAAATTTAATTTATCAAAATCATATCAAAATGAAGAAACAAAAAAAATGGTATTATATGGGGTATTGGATTCATCTAATAGGTGATGATTATGTTACTTCCATTGACAATTCCTCACACAAAACATTAACAAGTGCAAAGGCACATATTGATTACCTTAGTAAGTAAAAAAAAGAACCCTGCTTTTTTAAGGCAGGGTTATGAATTTACTAACATTCATCCTTTTACGGCAACATTTTTCATTACAAAAATAATCTAAACATGACAAACAAACAAAAAATCTATTTCATTATTCAGAAACGCAAAGTAGTATCATTAAACGACCTTTACGACATTATGGCAATTGACAGGATGCAAATACTTAGTGCGGTGTCCCATTTGTGCATTAGCAGGAAAATAAGGGCAGTAAGGCAGGAAAATGTTAGATATTTTGTAATAAAGGACAAACCCCTTAAAAATGCCTAAAAAACTCTTTACAGGGGTCGTTTTCTTTGAAAATGGGGAAAACCCTCGCAAATACAGGAATATATCAAATTTGAATAGTTTTATGCGTTTTTTGGGGGGTATAAACGCACACTATGTAAATATGTATGATAAGGAAACAAAATCATTTATAGAAAGGATATATATTAAAAAAGGAGGCAATTAGCCTCCTTTCTCGTTTTCAAACTAAACTATGCAACAAACCTGAATCTATGATAAAAACAATTGTTTTTCCGCACCCCTACGGGCAATTAACCCTTTGTTAGGAATCCCTTGATATATGGTCCATTTGTCAAACTCATTTGCTACTACATTTGCAGGTTGACCTGCATTAAGTAGTTTAAGCAATGTGCTTCCTGTAAATGCTCCTTTGCCTACATTATAAGCAAATGAACTTAATGCCAGTGTTTGATTGTCATTCATAGGAACCCGAACTAATGACTGAACGTAACTATAGTCTTTTTGTGCCTCATTTAATAACCATTGCTTTGCAGTTGCTTTGTCAATTACATCACCTTTTTCCACAGGTCTATTTTTATCCCAATTAAATTGTGAACCATATCCAACGGAATATCCTTTTCCATCAGGATAAGCAACCGCATAAAATCCCTCAAACTTACTTATTACGTTAAATAACTTATCACTTATGGAAGCAAATGGAGTTGAATTTAACGCAGTTGCTATTTTCTTTCGTAACATATATAAAATTGCCACCCCTATTACGATTGTGGCAATAGTGGTTTTTTTATTCATAAAATTATTTTGAATCCTGTGCAGATGCACCCGTTAAAAATGCTCCCACACTTGCAACGATTGACCCAATTACTTGTATCTTGCCTGTGGTATTTGTTGCTAAATAAGTGCCAATTGCACCTAACAAACCAAAAATTGTAGTTTTAGGATTTTTCATTTTTCTTTTTATTTTGATTATAAATATTCCAAATTGTATAAATGGATGCAATGCCACTCAATAAACCTAAACCCAATTGCATATATGCATTTGTTTCGGTTATTGAGAGCATATATGCACCAACACTTGTTGCGGACCCTGTTATAGTATTATTGTGGTTCAATTACTTCAACTTTTGAAATACTTTGTAAAATTTGTTGCCATGCAAAGTGTACATTGACTGCAGTTTCAATTTCATTGTATAAACCTGCTTTTAAAGATTTGTCAATTACTTCTTTGATTAATTCAATTGCTTGTTGTTGATTCATGTTTGTTTATTTAAAGGTTAAAAATGTTATATTAACTGAACTCCTAATTTTGAACATATCCAATTTAAAGCATATTCACTACTATTTAATGATGTGTTATATTCATCATATTGTGGTTGGTCCATGTACAAATTTCCACTTGACAATTTTAATTCGGGATATTCAATAGTACCCGTATAAAATGCAAAATAAAATTGACATTGTGATGTTTGATTGTCATAAGTTCCATAATATTGGAATAATGTTGCGTTATATTCGGTACCATTAAACCATATTTGTTTAGGTTGTATTTTTTTCATATTTTTTATTTTAAACTATTTGATAAAATTTGAAACTTCCGTCTGCAATAAACATTAAAGCAGAATTAGCACCCGCTGTTATTGTACTTACAGGCGTTAAGCTACCTTTAACAATAAAGTTAACACCACCTCCACCTGTATATAAACTACAACTAACTGGAGAAGGATTTATAAATACATATATTCTATTATTTCCTGATGGAGTTGGCAAAGTGATAGTAT